CTGTTAAGTGAGAGTTGATTATAAAACTCTCCTTGTATTGCTCTGCTGCTTAGTGCTGATAACATGCTGAACCTCCTGTAAATGATTAAAAAAGCCCGAATCTGGGCAAAATTAGATTTCGCACAAGATCCGGGCTTCTTATTGCTCCATACAGGAGATAACCTATCCGAATATTTACTATTTACTTTTTACTATTTGAGTCTGAGCCTGAGAACAGGCTTGATATCAATTATATGGCCAGCGTTACAATTAATGACAATTTGCTCGGTGTTTCTGTTTAACAACGGAACGCTGACACCGTCAGCAGCAACCTCAACCAACACCTGCCGGAATGCCTTTTCAAGTAACTCCCTCGTCTGTTTGTTCTGCTCGTCTGCCATATAATCCCTTTCAATTCTTTAATATTGTCATCCTGAATCCTGTGCTGAATTTATTTCAGGATCTCTATCTCTTACGCGATCGTCCAGATACCTTTTTTCTCGCTTACGAGATATCCTTCGTCTCCGCCTGTAACCAGCTTGACATAGTCTCCACGTCTTGCAGTCACTTTCGTGTTGACCATGATGCCTCCATCAGCACCGGTATCGTCCGGACCGGAAATTAAGTCACCCGCTGCCGGGTCTACTGAGACTGCTACGGTTCCAAAGGCCCCACCGTTCATAACAAGTATATCCAAAGCGGTCGCTGCCGCAAAAGTCAACAGTGTCATAGTCTGCGCATCTGTATCAACCCAGAATCCTTTTCCATTGTCCTGCTTGTCTAGTGTTGATGATGATGAGTATGTTTCCCATGTCCTGCCACCGTATGGATCTACTCCGTTAATAGCGTCATATTCAACAAAAACAACTCCAGCTGATACGAAACTGTGAACAAATCCTATGAATACAGCGCCAACAGGGCTGAACACAAAAGCGTTATCATCTGTGGCATATACCGGCTGACGAACGTCTGTGATAACCGCTCCTGATACCGATAATTTGATAACACCCCTTCGGCTTACATTTACGTTAATGTCTGCCGCTGATCCGGCTGAGTTGTCGGCCTTTTCCATACAGAATCCGCCAAATTTATCCGCACTGTTTAGAGGTCTTGCGTGGCCGGATGCGTCTACCAGCCCGACCGCTGACCGTGTAAAGATTATGTCTGATGCGATCACCGGGAATGATGCCATATCACCCAGAAAGTGCTCCACCTGTTCATTTACTGCTAAAGTCGTCATATTCAGTCTCCTGTTAAAGTGTTACAATTTTTAAATCAAAAAATTCTTAATCAATTTTATGCTTTCTGTTCGTTTTGAGGACTAAGCGCCCAGGGCGATCTTGCCGGTTTTATTAAAAGTCGCATCGGCTTTAAAGAACCCGACAAAACTCTCATATCCCTTTTCTCCAAACTCAGCCTTTAACGCGGCGCCATCCTTGCCGTCCCAGGCTGCTTTCAGCGCGTCATCTGGTGTTTTCGCCGGTGGTACTGACGAATCAACATTTTCTGCTTTTACTGGTGCGGGTGCCTCTTCCTTTAGATTGCCCAGGCCGGTAGCCCTCTTTTCGTTCTCTGCTTTTACAACCTGCTCTGCTGCTTCCGGACCTGTAGTTTTGCCGTCTTCTATCAGGGCGGCGATCAGCTTCTCATGTCCAGGCATACAAGACGCCTTTACTGCCAATACCCTCGCAAGCTCGTTCTTGGCACCGATTGACTCTCCGACGACCTGCCCTTCGGTTTTCCCTTCGACCTTGCCCGCATCAAACGCCGATGCCTTGACAGTTTCGATACCCTCTTGTGCTTTTGCTTCGCCCGCCGCAATCACTTCCTGGTATATACCAGGATGCTCTTTCTGTAAGGCTTCTACAGAAGGTGTTGACTCTTTGCTAAATAATGACATAATCTTTTCCCCTATAAAATTTTTTTACAACTGATTTGCTCCGGTCTTATTTAACCAGTGCGTTAATACGTTCAATCAATTCAGTGGGCCCCATGATCCCGTCTATCAGACCCGCCTTGATACCCTGAGACCCCACGAACAACCTCCCGGCAGCCATAGTTGAATTAACCGTGTCCACGTCCACTCCTCTAAATCTTGCTATGTCAGACACGAGGGCCGTGGTAACATGGTCCACCTGTGCCTGTAGCTCTGTCCGGCCCTCCTCTGTAAGAGGTTCAAACGGTGAGGATATTATTTTATATTTCCCGGTTGCGATCGGAGTAGTCTTTATGCCTATCTCCTTCTCAAGTCCGGAGATGTCAACGTGGTTGATCAGTGCAGAAAGCGAGCCTGTGACAACTGTCTCGTCAGTGATAAATATTTCCTCGGCTGCCGCGCCTATCCACATCGCCAGTGATGCCATTACGGTGCCGGAAATGGCTACAACCGGTTTTATCGCCCTGGCCTCAAATACAAGGTTTGCAAATTCCTGCGCACCATGCACAACGCCACCAGGAGAGTCGATATCCAGCACGATCGCCTTGACGTTGTCGTCTGCCACTAGCTGCTTGAAATCCCTTGTCAACACATCAATAGTCGAGCCACCAAAGAGTTTGGAAAATATATCAGCCTTTGGTGTTATCGGCCCCTCAATCTGCATAATGGCAATTTTTCCGTCGATAAAAAATGTAGGCGGTATCTCACCTAAATCAACATCGAGCAGGTTTGCAGTTTGAGTTAAATGCACAGACTCTCCGTGGACCGCTTTTTTGAGATACGCCATATAAGCGTGCTGAGTAGTCACGAGCTGCTCCGGCAAAATCGCCCAAAACGTCGGCATAGTCAATAATTTATCCATAATATTTATCACTCCCTTTTTTGACCCACAATCCTGTCATCCTGAATTCATTTCAGGATCTCTTTATCCTTTGCAGTGGAATCCTATTTCTTTGCCTTTGCGTCTGGCTGTATCCACTTCCGAGTTTTCTTATCCTTCACAGCTTTTACAGTCGATGCGTGCGAAGTCTTCACCGTCAGGCAATAGTTATTTGTTTCTGGATCTATCCGTAACGACCTTGATGTTATCTGGTAGTCCGTTCCGCTAAGATGAACATCTTTAACCGTTGACAAAAGATCTATCAATCTATCTGGAACATTTACAAGGACCTCAATCGCTTCTCCCTTTTTATTCTCGATGATTACTTCTTTATTTCCTACCCTACTCTTGCCTGGCTGTTTGCTCTGCTTATCCCCATCACTCATAACTCACATCTCCTTCAAAAATTATAAATTATTTCCCTTTACGCTTTAATCCCTTTTATCGTTTTCGGCCTTTCCGGCCTTTTCGGGAGAGTCTGGTGACATTGCCGCGAATACTCCGGGCAGGCCCAGATCCTTGATCAGCTTCTCTTCGCGTGCGCGCTGTTCTATATTCTGGTCAAAGTCCTCTCCGATAGCCGCAGCCTCTCCAGCTATTGTAGTCAGTCCCGGTATTGCTAACCTGTCGCCTGCTGCCTTTGTCTCCTTTACCGGGTCTATCTGTCCTGGCGATGGGCCGATCCATGTGTTACCGAGATACGCCTGGCGGATAATCGGATCATCGAGAAAACCGGGAGCTGCAACCCTGCCGCGCAATACTGCCTCCTCAAGCCACGCCTCATATACCGGATTACAGAAATGGTTTACCAGCCACGATCTGCGTGTGTTGAACATCTTCCAGGCCAGTAACATACTCGTCCTGGCCGCTGAATAACTTTTCTGGAAGTGCTGCACCAATACCTCAAACGGCAATCCCAGCGCAGTACCGATCTGCCGGAAAATAGCCTCGACAAACGGCTCAAAATTCTGATTAGGGCGTTTCGGATCTGCAAACTCAATCTCCTCGCCGGGTGACAGCCTTGCAACGGAACCCATGCCCAGCTTGTAATCCTTGTCGGAAGCCTTTCCGCCAGTCTCTGCGCTATCCTGAAAAGTAGCCAGGCCGGTGGTTCCGGCTGGAGATTTGACGAATACCGTGAAATATGCGTTGATAACCGCTGCCGCGATCTCTGCGTTTGTGAATTTTCCCAGCTGTTTGAGTAATTCTGTAACAGGCGCGAGGTACGGCACGCCTCTGGTCTGGTCCGGTCTCAGTTTTTCGTACACATGGATAATGT